CAGCTACAGGTGCTGTGGGCACTATTGTAGCTTCCGTGCCTGTTAGTGTAACTTTAACTGGTGTAGCAGCTACAGGCGCTGTAGGCACACTATCTGCTACAGGAGCAGCAAACACTACTCTAACTGGTGTAACAGCAACGGGTGCTGTAGGTACTTTAGCGGCTACAGGAGCAGCAAACACCGCATTAACCGGCGTAGCAGCTACAGGTGCTGTGGGCACTATTGTAGCTTCCGTGCCTGTTAGTGTAACTTTAACTGGTGTAGCAGCTACAGGCGCTGTAGGCACACTATCTGCTACAGGAGCAGCAAACACTACTCTAACTGGCGTAACAGCTACAGGCGCTGTGGGCACAATAACTGCTGGTATATCGGCAAACATCACACTAACAGGTGTAACAGCTACAGGTGCTGTGGGCACTCTAGCTGCTACAAAAGCAGCAAACACTACGCTAACAGGCGTTACTGCTACAGGTGCAGTAGGTACGCTAATTGCTAACATATCAGCAAACACTACGCTAACGGGTGTAGCAGCAACTGGTGCAGCAGGCACTGTGACTGCTACAGGAGCCGCAAACACTACCTTAACTAGTGTAACAGCAACTGGTGCTGTAGGTACTCTAGCTGTTACACTATCAGCAAACATTGCACTAACTGGTGTGACAGCTATTGGCGCTGTAGGCACACTGATTGCTACAGGAGCAGCAAACACTACGCTAACTGGTGTAACAGCGACAAGTGCTGTAGGCACTGTAACTACTACAAATATTATCTTTGACTTTGAATCTGTAAAGGCTTTATTTGATAAAAACAGAGTAGCCTATGTAAGACGTGACAGTACAGAGTTCGAGCGTACAGCTCATGTCATGTTTGAGAACAGAACAATATATATTAAGCGTACTAGTACTCAGTATGATCGTACAGCAATAAGTGGAAGAAATTAATGGCACTACGTTGGCCTGTAAAAGACCCCGATGAGACTCTAGATTATAGTGTAGACTGGTCCCGTTTTCTCGGTTCTGGCATCGCTATATCAGCAGTTACGTGGTATGTAAAAACACCGGATCAAGCTAAAGTGGACTTAGAGGCTGGTGAGACTTTGACTACCGCTTCAGGTGGAGCTGTCACTGACAGCATTCAGAATGTATCTCAGACTAACACAGACACTGTTGCCACTATCAATCTCGGCGGTGGGGTAGTTAATACAGAGTATATATTCTACTGCTCTATAACTGATACCTCCGGCAGCGTAGCTGAACGCAGTGTAAAAATAGCAGTGAGAGAGAAGTAATGGCTGACTATAATTATCTCGGCTTAGTAAACAACATTAATAGAAGACTTAATGAAGTAGAGCTGACCTCTACTAATTTCTCTACAGCTGTAGGCTGGTATTCTCAATGTCAAGATGCAGTTAATGCAGCCATTAGAGATATTAATCAGCAACAGTATGAGTGGCCTTTTAATCATGTAGAACAGACTGATACTCTTGTAGCTGGTACTACTAGATACCCGATCCCTTCTGATTGTAAAACTATTGATTTTGACTCATTTAGAATTAAAGAAGATACAACTATTGGCAACGACACTATTCGATTGGGTGTGGCTACATATGAAGACTATCTAAAAAGAAGAGTAGATCAAGAGTACACAAGTAGTACTACTAAGAGAGACCTGCCTAAGTTTGTGTTTCAAGCTCCGTCTCTAGAGTATGGTGTAACGCCAGCTCCAGACGCAGCTTATGAGCTAGTATATGAGTACTACTGTTTGCCAGTAGACTTAGAGCTGTTTAGTGATGTCCCGTCTATACCGGAACAATTCCGTTATGTTATAGTTGATGGTGCTATGTATCATGCCTACTTGTTCAGAGGTAACTCACAAGATGCAAGCATAGCTTATCAGAAGTTTCAAAGCGGTATTAAGTCTATGAGAAGTATACTAATTAATAGGTTTGTGTATGTAACATCGGGAATGGTATCTCGTAGTAGCATCACTGGCTCTAGTCTCGGTAGCGCATTCGCTACTGCGGGTTCTGTATCGGATGGCTTTTAATGGCTGAAGACGGCTGGAAAACTTACCCTATTGAGTTCAGAGGGGGGCTGGTTAGCAATCTTAGTTTGCTACAGCAGGGCATTAATGCGCCCGGATCAGCCCGTATTCTAAAGAACTTTGAACCCTCTATTCAGGGCGGGTACAGACGTGTCTTAGGCTATGCTAAATACGACAGTAACATAATCCCTCCGTATGGGGCTCCTGTTGTACACGGGGCTAGTCAGACAGGTACTACACTTGTAATAGCATCTATACACTATACGCCAGAAGCTGGTGATACTTTTACTATAGCAGGCGTGACTGGCACGTACACTATTGATACAGCGGGTGTGTCTTACGATAGCACTAATAAGAGGGCTACATTAACCTTAACTACATCTCTTGACAGCAGTCCAGCTAATGCTGCTGCTGTTACATTTGTAACTACGACTACGGATCATACTATTTTAGGAGTTCACATTGAAGACACTTATGTCTTAGTAGCTAGAAATGCTAGTATGTTTAAGACTACAGGTAGCGGTTATACCTACCTAAACGTACCGTCTTATGGTACTGTACTTGTAGCTGGGGGCTCTCAAACAGGCACTAGTTTAGCAGTAGATGCCCTAACAGCCGCCCCTCAAGCAGGTGACACTTTCTCAATTGATAGTGTTGATCTCATTTATACAGTTACAGCAGATGCTACACTAGCTGGTGATGCTGCAACTTTGACTATAAATCCCGCACTAGATAGTAGCCCTGCAGATAATGCAGCTATTACTTTCCTCTCTAACGACAGAAGCAGTGCAGGAAGACGGAGATTTGCAAGATATAACTTCTCTAATGCAGATGAAGTTGTCTTTGTAGACGGTACAAATGAGCCTGCTACATATGATGGCACTACTTATACCGTGTTGGACTCTGCTCCGGCAGATGTTATTGGTGCCTCTTACGTTACTAATTACAAGAACACTATATTCTACGGCAAAGGCCCTAACTTAATTCACACAGCACCTTACAGCGTGTCTGACTTCACTGCAACTTCGGGCGGAGGTCTAATTAATGTAGGCGACACTATAACTGGGCTAGTTGTATTCAGAGATAATTTGTTTATTTTCACTGAAACATCTATTTTTAATCTTACGGGAAGCACTATAGCAGATTATACACTTAGACCTGTAACTAGAGACATAGGGTGTTTGTATGGTGATACTATTCAAGAAGTAGGGACAGACGTTATGTTCTTAGCTCCTGACGGTATTAGACTACTGAGTGCTACTGACAGAGTGGGGGACTTTAATTTAGGCGTAGTGTCTAAAGTTATACAGCCAGAATTTGCTAGTTTCATCAATGCTGGCAATCACTTCACATCTACAGTAATCAGAGGCAAAAGTCAATACAGACTATTCAGCCACACTGCTGGTACAGCTCAATCTGCATCTAGAGGTATTATAGGTGCCCAACTACAGGGCGAAGAGGGGGCTGTCTTTGCTTTTTCTGAGCTTGTAGGCATCAAAGTCTATTCTGCAGACAGCTTTTACATTAATGATATTGAGTATGTGCTATTTGGCAATGAGGACGGGTACTTATATAGAATGGAAAGTGGAAACAGCTTTGACGGCTCAAACATAGCAGCAGTCTTTGCAACTCCTCATATGCCCTTTGAAGACCCCCGAATCCGAAAGACTTTCTACAGAGCAGTCTTCTATCTTGATCCCGAAGGCTCTGTGTCTTTTGACCTCAACTTAAAGCTAGACTTTGAAGGGACTACAATAATACAACCCAACACTATAACTGTTAGTAGCACAGCAGGTTCCGCAGCTCAAGCTGTGTTTGGGGAAGCTATATTCGGCACTGCTGTATTCGGTGCGTCGAACTACGAAGCTACACTGGCAACTCATCTCATAGGCTCAGGTTACACGGGCTCTTTTTATCTAGAGACTAACGATATGAATCCTCCGTTTGCACTAGATTCTCTGACTATCGAATACGCAACACACTCAAGAAGGTAAATTTAATGGGTACGGGCTACATCAGAAACGACACTTCTAATAACATAGCCTCCGGTAATATTGTAACTGCGGCTGACTTTGATGGCGAATACGATGCTATTGAGGCGGCTTTTAACGCTACTACTGGACACACGCATGATGGTACTGCGTCTGAAGGGGCACCTATAACCCAACTCGGGCCAGCTCAAGACTTCATTGCATCAGCTACTGAGATTAAAGCTAAGACTACTAACACTCTAGACATCGGTACTAGCGGTGTACAGTTTAAAGATATGTATCTAGACGGGTTGGCTTACATCGACGGCTTCGGTGAGAGCACTCTTTTCGCTACGACTACTAAAGTTCAATTCCGTGACACAGGCTTGTATATTAACTCAAGTGTAGACGGCCAGCTCGATATTGTTGGTGACACTGAAGTTCAAGTTGCAGCTCCTACTATTGATCTAGATGCTTCAACCGCTGCCACACTAGATACAGCACTGTTCAGTCTCACTGCAACTACGCTAGATATTGATGCTGCCACTGCTGTGACTATTGACACTGCTAACATCACTGTGACTGGTGCTGTAGCTCTAGTAGGCGCTGTAAACGTAACTGGCGATTTAGATGTAGATAATCTAACACTAAACGGCAACACTATTGTAAGCTCAAACACTAACGGTGATATTAACCTTACGCCAAACGGCACGGGCACTGTTGTAATCAGCAAGACAGACATTAATGACGGCACTCTAGATAGTGTAGTCATTGGTGGGGCTAGCGCTGCTGCTGCTACTGTTACTGATCTTACTGCTAGCGGCACAGTCACCTTTACTGGTGCTACTGTGGCAGATGGCGGCGCAGTGACTACTGTAGACATTAACGGGGGTACTGTTGATGGCACGATTATTGGTGGGGCTAGTGCTGCAGCGGGTACGTTCACTAATATAGCTGGTACAAGTATACAACTAAGCGACACCACCAGCTCTGTGCAGATAACATCAACAGATGCCACAGGCGCTGGTCCTTACATATATCTGACGCATGACAGCGCCTCAACCGCCGATGGCGATGAGACGGGAGAGATATTCTTCCGAGGTAGGGACTCTGCCAACAACATTACCACCTACTCACGGATTAGAGGTATATCGAGTGATGTAACCGATGGTACCGAAGACGGTTCTCTGCTTTTCTACAATACGACTGCTGGTGTCGATAATATAGACCTTAGACTAACTAATGGTGGTGTAACGCTAGCTTATCTGGGCGACACCAAACTGGTGACATCTGCTACTGGTGTGACTGTCACGGGTGAAGTGGCAGCCACCACAATAGACGCTACCAACATTGAAGTCACGACCCTCAAAGCCAAAGACGGCACATCCGCAGGCAGCATTGCAGACACAACTGGTGTCGTAACTATCGCTAGCGCAGTGTTGACTACTGCTGACATTAACGGTGGTACGGCTGATGCTGTGACTATCGGTGGGACTACACCCGCTGTTGGTACGTTCTCAACTGCTAATGCTACTACTGTAGACACTACCAACATTGAAGTCACTACCCTCAAAGCCAAAGACGGCACGTCCGCAGGCAGTATCGCAGACACTACTGGTGTTGTCACGCTAGCTAGCTCCGTACTAACTACTGCTGACATTAACGGCGGTACAGCAGACGGCGTAGTGATTGGTGGGGCATCTGCTGCTGCTGCCACCTTTACAGACATCACTGGAAGTGGTACAATTACATTTACAGGTGCAACTGTAGCAAACGGTGGTACAGTAACTACTGTAGACATCAACGGCGGTACTATTGACGGTGCTGTTATTGGTGGCGCTTCTGCTGCTGCAATCACAGGCACGACAGTTAACGGCACTACTATTACAGCTAGTACAGGCTTCAGTGGTGACGGCGGGTCTATTACAGGCATGTCTGCTACACAGCTAACTTCAGGCACAGTGCCAGCAGCTAGACTAAGCGAAGCTACAGCAGCTAACATTCATGCGGGTGCAGCTAATGTGCTTATTACACCTGCTGTGATGGAAACAGCTTCTGAAGAGGTGACTCTCACGGATGCAGCTACTATTGCAGTAGACTGGTCTACCTTCCTAACTGGTGTTGTTACACTCGGGGGAAACCGCACACTCGGTGCCCCTACTAATGCAGAGCCCGGTACGTGGCGCACTATTCGAGTTGTGCAGGACGGCACGGGTTCACGCACGCTAGCTTACAACGCTGTGTATTTGACGGCAGACAACGAGACTATTACCCTGTCAACAGGTGCTGGAAGCAAAGACACACTCTATATATACTGTGAAACAACGTCGTTGTTCCACGTCTCCGCCGCCTATAATTGGAGCTAATTATGCACTGGTTCACCATAGAGAACAACACTCCGGTCCAACATCGCCCCGGCAAGATGATCGTCATGCCGGACGGGTCGAAGCAGCCCCACAACATCACGTCGCTCTGGAGCGCAGCCGACCTCCTCGCGGCGGGGGTGTACGAGGGAGTCCCAGCAGCAGTTCCGGATGGCCAGCGTGTCACCGCCCGCGAGTGGACGTGGACCGGCAGCGCGGTTGAGGAGGCTATCACCACTGAGGCCCTGCCGCCAGAACCCACAAAGCAAGAGAAATTCACCCGACGTGTCAATAGTGGAGATGCTATGCTTGAAGCTATTATTGCAGGTTTAGCTGACATGCGCGGTGAGTCCGTCGGAGATACGGAAATGTGGCTGCAGGGACTGCTGTAATATGCAATTTAATAACTTTCCACCGGGTGCAGCATCAGTTGGTTACGGCCCTCCTGTATCTGTAACCTACATCGACCACAGCGGGTCTTCGTCGAACCCCTCTAACCCGGTTACGTTGTCTGGAGTATCTCTCGGCACTGCCACTACATACAGATGGATAGTGCTTATACTACATTGGGAGCAGAACTCTGGCACTGCGGGAATAGACAGCATAACTTTAGGGGGGCAAAGCCCCGATCATCAAATTGATTCTCTAAATGGTGATATGGGTACTGTTATTGCAGCTTTCTCCTACCCCACAGGAACAACTGCCAATATTGTAGTTGACTTTACAAATACAGATGTTGGCCGTATGGAGGTTGGCCGTTGGAATATCACTAAAGATAAACCGCTCGATTTGTATGCGTCAGACACAGATAATACATTAGGCACAGCCACTATAACTGCGTCTCCTTTTTGTCCTGCTGGCAGTGTCTGTATTGCGGGCGCGACCAGTGAGTGGAGCATGTCGTCCTACACAGGGCTTGCCACTGAAGACTATTCGGACAGTATAGCAGGCGATGTTAGCACACACGCCAAAGGCTCTTCCGAAGCGTTTACTGTCTCAGAAACGCCGTCAATAACAGCACAACGAAGCGGTGGTGGGTCTATTACTATAGCTGCTGCCTCTTTCCGATAAGAGAGAACATAATAATATGGCACAACAAGAAAACCAGCCAGCGGACTTCACACTAGAGCGTATCAGGAGAGTTGAGACTTCCGTAGATAATATATCAACTAGAGTGCAAAAAATAGAACTAGTTAATGCTGTAGCTCACGAAGATAGCGACAACACTAAACGCTACTTCGACATGAAGTTCACTGCTATTGAAAAGCAGTTGAAGACTCTATGTGAAAGTAACGTAAGGTCCAGTGAAGCATCTAAAGCAAACTATAAGAAACTCATGTGGATTGTAGTAACAATTCTAGTTACAGGAGTAGCTCAGTGGGTGCTAGCTGGAGGCCTAACTACGTTAGCGCTTGTAAATTAAAGGTAAGCATAAGTGAATAATAACATAACTTTTAAACCCGAGGCTATGCAGAATAAGATTGCACCAGCACTCGGATACAAAGGCCCGTATGATGAAGCTTCTTTTCAGAAGTTTCTACAGGATAATCCTGAGACGTCTCAGAAATATGAACAGTATAAGACTAAAGCATACGCTATGGCCAAAGGCGGTTATGTAAGAAAATATGATGAGGGTGGTGTTGTAACTAATACTAATAACACTACAGCTAACAGCGTAGACTTAGGCACAATAGAAGAGAGCAGACTTGCTGGTGAGTTGCCTGCTGCAGCTGTAACAACCCCTACAGCTATTCCAGACAGCACTGGCAACATAGCCACTGGCACGGGTCAAGTAACTAATCCAGCCCTGCCAATCTCTACTACTACTGCTAACACAGCACAAGCTGCAAATACTACTCAGCCAGACACAGCGACTACGGAACCTCAGTACGTCACTCCTGAAGTACAGACAGCTCTCAATGATGTGAACGCTGAGCAGGGCATTGTAACTGCACAGATTGATGCTGCTCAACAGGGCCAGTCATCTGTGTCTCAGCTAGAGTCCGTAGTAGGTGAGGGTATCTATCTCAACAATGAGATTACTAGAGAACTTCAGGCTGGTGAGATTATTGATGGTGTAGCTAATGCTGAGAAGGCTGCTGCATTCACAGCTTCAGTACAAGCAGCTACTGCTGACCCGAGCCGTCAGGCTACTGTTAAAGGCCAGCTAGAAGACCTGTATGATGACTTTGATGGAGTGAACCCGCCAGCGTGGGCTGCTGGAGCTATGCGTGCTGCGACAGCTGCTATGGCTTCTAGAGGCCTACTAGCTTCCAGTCTTGCAGGTCAAGCTGTAGTACAGGCAACTATGGAGGCCGCCCTTCCTATTGCACAGCAGGACGCTAGTGTCTTTGGTCAGTTCGAGCTTACTAATCTCAGTAATAGACAACAGAGATCAATGCTAGCTGCCCAACAGAGAGCAGCCTTTATTGGTCAGGAGTTCGATCAAGCTTTCCAGTCTAGAGTTGCTAACGCTGCTCGTGTAGCTGATGTAGCCAATCTTAACTTCACAGCTGACCAACAGATACAGCTTGAGAACTCTCGTATAGCTAACACTATGAACTTGCAGAATATTAATAGCAAGCAGGCTCTAGTGATGGCTGAAGCTGCTGCACTATCTAACTTAGACCTGTCTAACCTTAACAATAGACAACAGTCTGCAGTTCAGAACGCTCAGAACTTCTTGCAGATGGACTTAGCTAATCTTAGTGCCAGACAGCAGACAGCTATCTTTGAGGCTCAATCTGTGGTACAATCTCTGTTTACAGATGCAGCTGCAGCTAACGCCTCTGAACAGTTCAATGCTACTAGTGAGAACCAGACTAATCAGTTCTTTGCTAGTCTAGACAGTCAAGTAAGGCAATTCAATGCAGCACAATCTAATGCTATTGAGCAGTTCAATGCTGGACAAGACAATGCTACCAATCAGTTTGCTCTATCTCTACAGAATCAGAGAGAACAGTTCAACTCTCAAAATGAACTAGTCATTGCACAGTCTAACGCTCAGTGGCGTAGACAGATTGCAACTGCAGATACTGCGGCTATTAACAGAGCTAATGAAGTCAACGCTGCTGCAGCTCTCGGTATCTCAACACAAGCTTATGACAATGTACAACAGTATATGAGAGATATTGTCTTTAAGGCTATTCAGTCTCAAGAAAACGCTCTAGATAGAGAGCAGAGAATTGCTTCAGCTATCTTTCAAGCTAATTCTGCTGCATCCCTACAGAAGCAGCAGCTTGATGCTACAGCAGACGGTAACTTGCTTGCTAACATTGCTACAGGTGTCGGCGGCTTCTTAAACTTCGCAGGCACAGAGTCTGGTGGGAGTATTGTTAGAAGTGTTTTCGGTTCTATCTTCGGCTAATACATAAGAAAGACATAACATTATGGTACTACCAGTAAAAAACATTTACATGTCTGCAGTGAATAGGCTTGCTGAAAGTGAGAAGCCTTCTGTAGAGCCTACTAAGATGGCTCACGGGGGTTTAATGAAGCCGTCAACTAAACAGGCCTCTAGTAATAAGTCTAACAGCGCTGATACAACATTTGCCTACTTTGCAAAACTTAATACAGACATGAGAAACAATAGAAAGAGCACAAAGGCTTAATATAATGGAAGATGATGTAGCTAACTTCTCTGACATGCCCGTTCCGGGCCAGAGCCTGACTGGTAAGTTGGGTGAGAAAGCATATGAGAGACCTCCAGAGAAGCCTACTGTAGATGAAAATCTAAGCTTCTATGTAGAGAGTCTTCTTAATCCAGAAATCATACCTAAGCTGGCAGCTAATCTGGACAGAGGCCGTACAGTATCAGACTTTGCTGAGGCTGTCATTACTAGCGGCGTAGCTAGTGGTAGGCACACTATTGATGTGGGCGTACTAGTTCTGCCTGTGGTAATGGAGATAGTGGCTTATGTTGGTGAGCTTTATGATATTGACTATGATATGGGGCTTAAAGCTAAAAGTGCAGAATCAGAAGACCACTTTATGGAGGTCGCTAAGAAGCGTTTGCAAGAAGATGAGGCTGCAGACTTTGAAGATGATGACACTTCAGCTTTCACTGACTTCATGCCAGAAGACGAAGGTGAAGATATGCCTATTGAAGAAGAAGCACCGGATGCTCCGGCTATTCCGACTACAGGATTAATGGGAAGGGGAGTATAAGCTATGGCTGGATGGGGTCAAATAGGCGCTGCTATCTTTGCAGGTGCGGGTACTGGTCTGGCAGATGCTGCTAAGAATCAAGACAAGCGTATTGATAAAGAGAGAGAGAAATACGAAGCTCAGGCTGAGGCTGCCAGACGGCAGGCAGAGGAGAATAAAGGCAGATACACTAAGCAAGTTGGCGATTTCGCAAGTAGAATGAAGCAGATATCTTCTGTGCTTTTGGATGTTGATAACGGTATAGATAAGAAAACTGCAGATAAGCTAGCGTACAATCTAGTCAGAATACACGGTCTGGATAATAATAGCTTCAGTAACCTACAAAGTCTGATTATAACAGCCAAAAGAGACGGCGGCTCTCTATATACTGCTGAAGCTTTGCAGCTAGCACTTGATCCAGACACAGCTTTTAACTTAGATGATGTGGCTACTTCTCTTGTACCGTCTTATGATGGTTATGACAAGCTGGGGCCTGCTGCCCCTTCTTATACTATGCCGTGGCTGTTTGGGGGCGGTAAGCCTAAGTCACTAGATACTGCAGTTAGAACCGCAGACGCTAGAGGTTCGGGTCTTATGTCTCCTAAAGATGTAGATGACTCGGGCTATCAAAAGATTGATATTGCACCGCCAGTTACGCCTTCTAAGTATGCTAGAGAGCAAGCAGAAGGCGGTGGTAACGGCCCCTCAAAAGACTATAATGACACTGTTGAATGGAACCTAAAACAAGCTTTTAACAATCCTTCAAAGTGGTTGGGGTCTAGTGTTAGTGAAACTCTCCGAAACTTAGCAACAAATACAGGTGGGGGAACAGTAAACAATGCATCACAAATATATGAACTTCAAGATACCTTTTTCTCGCATCGAAAGAATACGCCTGTATACAAGTCAAAACAAGCTGAAGGTGCGTGGCGCGGCTACTTTACGGAGCTAGCTGAGACATCGGGTAAGTCTACACTAGACGTAAAAAGATTAGAAGAGAGTTATAATTGGAGGGCTGGTAAGTATGGGGGTGGTGAAATTCTCAAAGACCCCGAAGCATACGCTAAGTTTATTAGCCAATCCGATTCAGACTTTGCTGTTGAATATAGAGGGTTTGATGAGGCTAATCAAAATAAATTTTGGAGACATATGTTACAGTTTGGCTTCCTAATAGACGTAGATCAAGAGCCCGACGCCGTTAAGGACTATATAAAAATTCTAAAGCCTATGGCGAGAGGTAAATAGTATGGAGCTTTCAGACCCCTTTGAACGTATAGAGCCTTTCCGTCAAAGAAAAGATGAAGGCATAGAAAATGAAAACGCCTCTCTTGAGAGTGGCGATGTAGCCCTTCAACCTTTGCAGCAGGATGCACCTTCTACGGATAGTACCTCTCTGCTAGCTGACCCCTTTGAACGTATAGAGCAGTCTTCCTCTGTTACAGAGGAAGAGCCTGTGGCTGAAGGTGCGCCTGTAGCCGAAGAAGTTGCACCAGTGACAGAGGTGACTGAAGAAGCTACATCTTCTGAAGAGACTGGCTATGAAGATTTGTATAATGATAGAAATCTCATAGACGATATTAATACGTATTGGATTAAACGCGTAGGCAAAAAAGAGGGCAGTCAGGCGGAAGGTGAGACAGACGAAGAGTATGTCAACCGCTTTATGATTGACCAATATAGGCCAATCGTAGGTGGCAGATTACATACAGCTTTCATTGAAGCTGACTGGCTAGCTGAAAGTGATGACGTTTACAGAAGAGCCTTCGGTCGAATCTTATCTAAGATTGAAGAGAAAGCTCCAGAAATCTATGAGCAGACTTTTGAGGATGCAGCACAGACAGCGTGGGACTATCTGTATTACGGTGTAACTGATCCTACAAACATCGCCACTACTTTAGGCGCTGCTATAATGACTGGTGGTGTAGGTGTTCCCGCAGCTCTAGCTGCAACTAAAGCTACAGCTATAACTGCAATCCGGCAGGCTCTTATAAGCCGTGCTGGCGGTATTGTTACAGGCTCCCTTATTGGTGGGGCTCAATCTGCTACACAAGAGTATGGTCTACAGAGAGCTGAGAGAGAGGCTCACATTGATCCTCAAACACAGAAGTATGATCCCGATAACAAATATGATGAGACAGGCTCTAGCTTTAAGCGCATAGCTATAGCGGGTGCTGCAGGTACTGTATTAGACGCTATTCCGGGCTTTCTCGGGTCTCACAGTTCTAAGAACATACAAGCCAATAAAACTAAGCAGTTAGCTGAGTACACTAAGAACCGAACAGCTAACAAAGCAGCTAAGAATATGTCTGAAACTCTAGATACAGATGTTCTAGACGGTAAGACTACACCTGAAGCTCATGATCTAGCTATGAAGATGTCTAAAGATACGGACGCAGACTTTAAAGAGAAAGCCACAAAAGCTAAGTCTGAGCCTCTGTTTGATAAAGACGGCAATACGATTGCTGAGACTGGTCTCTTTGAGGCTGCAGACGGTGTTACAGAAGAGGCTAAAGGCGCAGCTATTCGTAGCATTCTGAACATTGATGTTCAAAGAAAGCTAACTGAAACTACTACTGAAATCATAAAAGAGTTCGAGAGTAGAGGCATGACTAAAAGTCTAGACTTTACAGACAATGATGGTAACACTGTTAGTATGACTAAAGCTCTCGAAAGCTACAGAGAGGGTAAGCTAAAGGTAACAGCGCTACACGCTAATATCATTGACTCTATCTCACAGCGTATGACTAAGAGGTGGGATGCTTACTCTCCAGACGATCTTAAGGCTGCAGATATAGATTTAGAAGTTTCTATTATTGATGATGCTATCTCGAAAGCAGGCTTGACTAGAACTGAGTTTATCAACACTCTTGCTCTGTTCACAGACGGCTCTCTCAAAGTAGGCGATGTATCTAAGAAGTCAGTATCAGACGCAGCTAAGATTCTACGCACTGCATCTGTTATGAAGAACAATCTTAACAAGTTCTTCACTGACAATATGGACGATGAAGTACTAAATCAAGTACTGTCTAAACATGCGGATAAGCACACTGACAAGATAGGTGTTGCCTTTTCAGGGTTTCGCTCTATTGCCCAATCTCTGGATAGAGCTAGAATTGCATCTCTAACATCTCAGCTGAGTACTACAGCTAGAAATAACATATCTGGCATTGGTATGGCTTCAGCTCAGACTGGTGCTGATATCATTGACTCGGTTTTGTATCACACATACAACGGACTAAGAGACCCCGGTAGCATAAGTGTTTCTGGCATTAAGAAAGGTCTGAAAGAAGTTGTATCCGACAGCTTTGCAACCTTCGGCTATCTAGCTTCTCAATCTAAGAGTCAGGCTATTATTGAAGCTACAATGTCTGCAGATAGTTTGCAGTATCATAGATTGCTTAGAAGTAACCCCGACCTCATAAGAACTAAAACCCCTAAAGCGCCTTCTAAGACCTCTAAAGCCACTAAAGCTACTAGAGAGAAAGGCTCTGCCTTTTCAGCCTCTTTTGAGAGTCAGAAAGGTGCTCCGGCTCCCGAAGGCCAGAGAAGAGTGCGGGACTTAGTGGAAGAGAGGGCAGATCAGTACTCTAACTTTATGAACACTTTCAACATTGCATCAGATGCAGTGTTCAGAAGAGCTTACTATGCTAGATCACTACGCCGCCACTTTAATAGGCACCTTAAAGTAAAGCGAGATGCAGGTGAGCCTCTATCCATTACTCTAGACGGTGTAACTAAAGAGCCAGCCAATCTTGATGAGTGGTTGATGGCTGGAAAGCTTATAGATAAGCGTCTAGTGAAGAATGCTATTGATGATGCTCTGCATAAGACATTTGCTGGTGAGGTTAAGTATAGCAATAAGGCTATTAGCGCTAGCAATTTCGTAAGACTTTCACAGTCTATACCGTTCGTAACTACTGCTGTTATACCGTTCCCCCGTTTTGTTGTTCATGCAGCTAAGACTGTGTTTGAGTATAGCCCCTTTGATCCAGCTGCAAAGCTATTCAGATATGCAGTTGACAAAGAGCTGAGAACAGTTGCAGGAGCAGCAGACGCAAGACAAGCTGTAGGCAAAGGTTTAGTAGGCACTGCCACTTTTATGTGGGCTTTCGCTAATAGAGAACAGTTCCCCGAGCTTCAGTGGTATGAAGTACAAACTGCTGAAGGCGACCCCCCGATTGACGCCAGACCTTTGTACCCTCTAAATGTGTATTTAGCTGCAGCTGATCTATTCAGAGGTGCCTTTGGCTTCGATGCAGAAAGAAGAGAGCGCACTACTTATGATGTCATAGGGGCGCTAGAGGGTATGACAAGTTTACCCTTTAGGACTGGTGCTACAGATGCTTTCGCTGAAGGCATTGTAACATTGGCAGGTGAGCTGCTTAGTGATAAAAACTCTGACAGTGTTAAGGCTGATAAAGCCCTCCATTCATTGGGTACATTCTTCGGAGAAGTGTTCGGAGGGTACACTACGCCTGCTCGTATGGTACGAGATGTAGCTATTGCCTTTGATAAAGAGGAAGGCAAGTACAGACAACGATCTACCTCTGAGAACTCGGGTGGCTTCGGTGGAGGCTTTGCCAATGCTTTTTGGGATAGTTCTATGCCGGATGAAGCCTTCGGCGTTACATTTGATAGCAGAAGGCCTGTGACTGAGTATATAGCAAACTCAGCTGAGAAGCAACGCTACGCATCTCTATCTAAGTTTAACGGTATAACCCGTTCTAGATCACAGAACTTAGTTGAGGCAGAGCAAGTTAAGCTAGGCATAAAAAAGAGAGACATCTTTCCTACAACTTCATCTGAAGTATTGGACGCCTCTATAGCTAGACATGTGGCCCCCATAGCCGAAGAAAGAGTAGCATTTCTTATTAAGTCTGATAGGTATCAGAGAGCCGACTTCAATGGTCGCAAAGAGATGTTCAAAGCAGAGTTCACTAGTATCAGAGAAGAAATTAAGGATGTTGCAAAGTTAGGAGCTACTGATGAATTTAAGAGAGGTCTAGCTGAGATAAATGATCAGTATAGAGCAGCAATAAAAACTAATCAGCCTACTGAAGTTATAGCAGAGCTTCAAGAAGCTTACGCTGAAAAGTATTGGTACGCATATACAGGACCAGTAGCTAGAGCTAAGTGGATGGACTTGACTAGAGAGCAGAAAGTTAGAGGTGAGAGGTATCTAGCTAAACGCTATACAGAGACAGTTGCTAAATTGAAAGCTGGTGGTCATATTAGCGGTCTAGATAGGCTAATGTTAAGAGGTGGAAGTGTCGCAGACAGTAAGCTATACGGTCTAGCTGCTGAACACGCTAAAGCCTTCTAGTTACAACCCCAAACTCTAAGCAATGAAAAACCCCCCAACAGTAACTTAATCTGTTGGGGGGTTTCTTTTTGTTGTATTAGTTAGCGATCATCCCCGCTACCAGCCAGTGTACCTCTAGCCTTTCGAGATCGTAGCTTATCAAGATTACCACTAGCTACAGTAGATAGTGGTATATCAAGATCATGACATAGGGCAGCAATGTACCATAGGACATCACCCAACTCAGCAGCAATCTGTTCACGCCAATCAATAGGGGGTGTGTCACCCCTAATGATCTTCTTGATCTTATTTGCAACTTCACCTGCCTCTCCTGCAAGCCCTAAAGCGGGGTAGTACAAAGAAGCACTGTCGGGATACACCATAGTATCATTAGCTTCATGTTGATACTCATCAAATGTCATACTCGGTTTTCTG